ACATTGGTAATCGTATCTAAAACTGCAATTCCGACTACTAAACGTGAGATAAAACTTGCATCCGACAAAAGATTGGCCGTGCGTCCAGCCGACATATTTTTCAGACCCAATTTCGCAGCCTCAAGTATTCCTTTTCCAGCTATAAGTTCTGTAACACTATCTCCAACTAATGCAACAGCAGTTGCGCCAACTGCTAGTCCAATTACGGAGCCAATGATGCCAACGCCAACGACAGCAGCTCCGATCGCCAGTTCTTCTTGATGTTCAGAAACTGCGCTTGCTGCTTTTTCGATTTGGGAGTGCATAAAGTCAACGGCGTTCCCAAATGTATCTTTAGTACCTTTAATTGCATCGTCAATCCTTGTATTCTTGATGCCTTCTGCAATACCAGGATTTTGAGCGGCACCAGAAATTAATTTTAATTTAAGTTTTTCACCAGTATCTCCAGACAACGATTTTTCAATTTCCTTGTCTACCTCCGGCTCCACCAGTGGTGGTTCATTTTTTCCTTGTTGGTGTCGGGCAAGCCTAATTGCTGCAAGAATCAGTTCAAATATCAAAGCTCTTTTAGCAATCCGCCCCGCAAGTTCTTTAGTGAAAATACTTTTAGCTATCTCTGGACCTATTAACTTCGCTGCCTTGTCAGGTCTTATCCCTTCTTTGAGACTCGCATATCCAATACCTCCCAATATCATTGTGCCTCCAAACGCTGCCCACCCTAACAGCGAACTTGCTATGTGACGGGCAACTGCGATCGCCACTGCGGATAACTCTTGTGCGTTTTGAGAAGTAGCATTTACGGCTTTTTCAAAAGTCTTTTTTATAAAATCACTAATGTTACTTAAAGCATCCTTATCGCCCTTTGTAATTTCAGCTAGATCGACTCTTTCGATCGCCTGTTGGATGTCGGGTCTGTGTTTGAAATCTGCTGCTAAGTCTTTCTTCAGATCGTCGCCAGTCTTGCCCGCCAGTACATCTCTAACCGCTTTGCCATTGGCTCGTGCAACTTCGGAATCTATTGGCGGAATAGTTTTTGGTTCTAGGATCACAGCAGGAGATCCGTTATTTTTGGATGCAAACTTTCCATCGGGCGATCTTTTGACGACTATCTCCTTACCGCTTCCGTTTTTATAGGTTGTCTCGAAATCGCTACTGCGTTTTAGCTTCTCGTCAGATTCTGCTAGCTGTAAGTTCAATTCGATTACTTGAGTTTGCATTTTAAAAAACAGAAAATCTGAATTATCCATATGATTTACTACTTTGTCTAAAAATTATTGAGCCTCGATCGCCTGGATGCGCTTAATTTCATCTTTAATTACAGCGGTTATTCTGTTATCGATCGCTTTGTCTGTCTGTTCCATTATTTTAGAAAACCGTTTTTCTATCGCTTTGTCGGTAAAAGAGGCGATAAGAGCTAGTCCTTGTGCTTCCTTGTAAGTAAATGCCAATTTCAGGAATTCTTTGTCATTGTAGGCTTTGGTAAGTAGTTGCTCGCGGTGTTTTGGATCTGCTGCAAATTCTTCTTCTTTGTCTGTCAGGTTAATATTTATTCTCGGCAGTCCGGCTAATGTTTCAGGCTTGTTTGGTTTTATATCCTCCGGTTTTCTCGGCATCCCTTTTGACAGTTCGTCAAGTATCTTCCTTCTGGTTTCGGCGTCTTTTGCTTGCTGCGCTTGTTGTTGCCGGGTCAGAGCGTCAGATTGTTCTTTTTTTGCCAGGATCTCTTGTCTCAAACGATCGTTTTCTACTGCCGCATTGATTTTTGTGCGAGCTAGAATTATACGTCCTGCGCGACTTGCAAGCACTGCTGCAAGGATGTTTTTAGTAAAAGCAGTTCCGTCAACGCTCGCTCCAATGGCACCAGCTCTCCAGACAGTCGCCACAGCACTAAGATGCAAGCAACCCGCTAGCGCCATTAGCGCTCCCGCCGTTACGATTATCGACGTGTTCGGATCTTTGGCGATTCTGACAATTTCTTTTTTCAAATCGTCTGTTTTCTGAGGTAACTCTTTCCGGAACTCTGCAAATTTGTCAGTGATCGTCCGACCGAATTCAGAAAAAGGTTTTTTAGCTAACTCAGCATTAATACGCTGCCCTAAATTGAATCCTGCCGCAAGATTCGGATCTCCAATTTTGTCAACAATTGATTTTACAGTTTCAGCAATACCTTTACTTAATTCACTATCAAACATCAAGGTGCGAAGCTGTGCCTGAAATTTTTCCGATGTTTTAGCTAATGCTTCGTCGGCTTGAGCCAAGGTTTTGTAATCGGGATCTTCTAAACGCGCACTTTTCGGCAAGACAGATCTATTCACGACCTCAGAACTACCGCCGTTTTTATTGGCAAACTTGCCGTCTGGCGATCGCTTAACTGCTATTTCCTGCCCACTTTTTGTTTTGTAAGTTGTTTCAAAATCCCCAGACCGTTTGGGATCATCACCTGCTAAAGCAAGATGCAGCTCCAGAAGATCTATTTGGGCTTGGACGTAGCAATTTTCTAACGACATACATTCTTAATTCGACAGCTCGGAGATCCTAAACTTTAAAGCGGCAACCAAAACTTTTATGCGAACGAGATCGGTTTCGGCATCCGCATCTTTTCTAATTCCAAACGATACCGAGCCGAGAATATATCCGTACTGTATACCCAACTCTTCAATCGCGTCGGCGCATTCTGAAGCTGTTGCAGTGGAGCTTTTCAAGACTTCATAAGCGCTGTCGTAAGGCATCGAAGATCTCACGTCCGGGGAAAGATAAAACTTCGACGATCGCCAGACTCTTGCAAAGCAGCCAGTTCGCGGTCGAGGGCGGAACTCGCTGCGCCGCCGTTCTTGGTTCCTTTGCTGTCGCCGAGCCGAAACGACTTAGAGATTCCCGGTATTGAAATCGAACTCACGTCTCGAATTGGTTCTTCGAGGAAACTCAAATCTCCAGTCAGACCGCTCGTCTCCAAGCTTTTTCTTAGCAGCGAAAAAGCGGCCCGTTGGAACCGCTTCGGCAAAGGATCGTAACCGGCATCGTAGATGACCTTAACCGCGCATTCCGGATAACCAACTTTCAAGATTGCCCCTTGCAGCCAGTTTGACATGATATTCTCGGTTGCGTAGAGAGGAGGGAAAGAGGGATCTGTAAAATTGTAAACCTCGACGCGCCTCACCACTATTACCGGATATTGAGCGAGGACTACCGTTCCGTTTCGCGAACTGCGGTAATCCTCTACATAAGTCTTCCTGCCGGGATGGTAGCCGAGCCAAATATCGAGGCGTTCTTCTATTCCTTCGAGTACGTAAGCCAACTGCTCCAAAGAGGGAACAGTCTCGACCGTATAAGAACCGATCGAGATTAACTGCTGCCGTACTTCTAAAGGCGTCAAATACATAAGTTTAAGGAATGACGACGCGCGGGACGATGCCGAGCTGAATGACGATTTTTTCGCTGGCGATCGGCACGTAGGCATTTTTAGCGACCAAAATACCGTACAAGCTAGTAGAACCGCTGGCGGCGCTTACCACTTTGTTCGGAGCAACCGCGTATCTTGTAAATCCAGCCAAAGACTCGGCTGCGGAATCCGGGAACGAAATTGTATTGACGTGATTCATCATCTCGTTCGCGGTAATTGCGAATGGATCGTTGTCAAGTGGAGTAGCGGCTAGAGGCGAGGTAAATAAGTACAGATCTGCGCTAAGTTTTGTACTCTGAGTTGAAAACAGTTTGAGCTGCGCTTCTACGATAAAACCCGAACTGCCAAATGGAAGTGCATCTTGAAATTTCAGTGCCTTTACTTGAACGAGAGGGCCTGCGGGCACTGCTGGATAAACAACGTCGCCAATAGCGTAAGTCGTCGTATTTGCAGGTCTAATAAACGAAAACACCACCGATTTCGGTGCCTGATGCGTTATTGCATCAGCCATCTTGCTTAGGGCAAGACCTACGGGCAAAGGATTAACCATTTCAAAAATTCTTTTGCGAAGGTGTGCGATGGAACGTGAGCTGTACTTGGGGCATCAATGCCCCAATCAATCAGCTTTCTCCGGGATTTCCAAATAACTTGGAAGATTTTTTGGACTTAATCGGTTCTGCGGGTTTTTCCGGCGGTGTTAGGGGATCGTCCTCTCCTGTCGGGAGAAGTCCGTCACCGCTCGATCGAACAGGTTCGATCGCCCCTTCTGTTTCTTCTGTTGCTACCACCGCAGCAAAACCCGCTTCGACGAGCCAATTGCCGACATCATCCGAAACGTCTGCGAATTTGGAGTTGAAAGGTTTGCGAACAATTCCGCAGTTCGGGACGGCGATCGAATTGATCCACTTATCTGTAGGTTGAACGAGCATTTTATAAAGTTCCGATAGAACCGATAGTGCCGGCGGGAACTTTGAGCGAAAGCTTCCAGATCGATTCGCCGTTGTTACCGGCAAACAAAGTGCCGAACTGCAAGATAAATCGCTTGTCAACCATGTAATGCTCTAAACCTGCGTGGTACGCATATTTAGAAACGTCGAAAATCTGCGGATTGAAATTATCGGGAGTGCCGCCTTTAGGGATGACGCCCCTCCACGACAACTGATTCAAATCCAGAAGCCAGTAATGAACGAGGTCGTAATCGCGACCTTCGGCCGGATCTGCTGGAGTGTCGCGGATAAACGGAGAACTCATCAAAGGAGTTTGCCCGCGCTGGGTGATGACAGACGGCACCCTCAGACCGGGAGTGACCCGTTCTAAATTCATGTACTGCATCTGCGAATCGGTCTGCTCTTCAATTAGCTCGATGCCCAGTGCAGACGTAAAAATGTGGGTGACTCCGCGCAAAATCTGCTCGTCGGTGATTGCCAGCCTGACGATCGCTCGCAGCAAAGACGCGATTTTCTTGCCGTCTGCAATATCTACAACAAATGAGTGATCCTGGGCGATCAGGGATTCCAATCCGTTGAACTCCAAAGGATTGAGCGTTGCGTTGCCCCGAAACAAACATCTTTCCAGCGCTTTTAACGTAGCGCTCATGCCTTTTTCGGTCTTCATCGCGAGCTGCGGACCGTAAGGCCTGCCCTGCTGTTCCCACAAAGACTGGGAGTAATAGCCGATATTGATTACGCCTCCCAAACTCTTAATTTGTTGACCGCCGTCGAGAGTTTTAAGCGCGTTGTAAGTTGTAGGGTTTTCAACCGCAACCAGGGTATTCTTTTGCATGAAACCGACTGCCGGATCGTCGTTCTCGACCATTTCCCGGATCACGTCGGCTTCTGCCGGCAGCTTGCGGAGCAGGGGCCAGAGCATTATATCGTCGGCACTTCGCAGGTACTTGCCGATAACGGGATCGAAATCTTGGCGGACGTAAAAACCGTCGTAGGCGACGGCGGCCTCTGCTTGAATTTGCTCGGACTGAAATCCGAATACGGAAGTATTGCTTGGGGGGGCTGTTGACATTGACTTTTTGTGTATTTACTGATGGGAGCGGAAGAAATTATTCGCGGGATTGACCGATTTGACTTTCTAGCGTCTTGCGGCGGTCCATCAGCTCGAACACTTTGCCGAAGTCAGAGTTCGGGTTCTGCTCCATCGCCATAATTTGACCGTTGAGCGAAGCCAGTTCTAGCTGAACTGCAGTTGCGCCAGTTGTGGGGGCAGTGCCGGAAGCAGCCAGCGGAAGGTGTTGGCGGGGATATTTCGGACCTGCTTTGGGAGCGATCGTTGCCAGTTTTTCTTCCATCACTTGCGTCATGGCTTGAAGAAGTTGAGCTTGTTTTTGCTGTTCGGCCTGCATCGCAGCAGCTTGTAGTTCCTGATTCTTGGCTTCTCTAGCGGCAGCTTGGATCTCGCCCATTTGCGAGGCCAGTTCTTTCACTGTCGGTTCCAGAGTGTTCAATCGATTTTTTACTTCGGAGTGCATCGAGGCAACGCTTTCGCTGAGTTCGCGGATTTGAGCGGCAATAGCAGAAGTGTCCATAGTTTCGGGAATATCAGAAGTGAGGTTTTCTAATTCAAAATCGTCGGCAGATGCCAGTACCGGAATCAGATCTCCGGAATCGGAACTGGCTAAAACATTGGTTCTGGTTTTCTTGAAAGTTGCCTTTTCAGAGAAAAGGATATTGGCTCCCAGAATCCGCAGGCGATCGATCTGCCACACCGATCGCCCGTCTACTTCTGCGGGATGACCCTCCGCTGTCGCGTTGACCGACATCCCTAATTGGTCTTGGGATGCAGAAATTGCTTCAACTTTTTGAGGTTGGTTGTAATCCCACAGAACGCCCGTCACGCAGAAATCGTCGCCGTCGATCCGAGCGCTCGTCATCGCACCGACAATTTCTGTCGAAGCGTGTTTCGAGAGCGTATCGTGTGCGTCGATCGGTTTCGGTCTTGTAAAATCCAAACAAGCCAAAGCCTCTACCGCAACGCTGCGGGGAATGTACAGAGGAAGTCCGGGACCGACACTCGGAATCGCTTCGCTCGGTCGATCGATCTTGAACAAGACACCTCCGACTACCCGTTCGTTCGTTGCAGAAAGCTCCATACGAGCTTTCGCCTCGATCTGAAGAATTAGGGGATTGTCTTCTTCTAAAACCGAAAACGACAGCAATTGACCTGCCGCTTGTACCGGAGTCGGTTCAGCCACAGGCAAGGGTTTAGGTTCCGCTTCTTGCTCTAGAGCTATCGACTGCTGAAACAGTTTTTCTAAATCGCTCACAGCAGGTTGGTTTTCCGGCTCGGAAGAAGCTTCAGAAGGAACGCCTTTCGGAACATCTTCTGGTTTTGCTGCCGGCTCTGGTGCTTCTGGTGCTTCTGGCGCGATCGCCTTTTCTGGAGGTTCCGCTTCTTCCGGGGAACCGCTTGCATAGACCATGTTTGACGGTCTGGCTATCTCTGGTGCGTTTGCTGCTAAATCTTTGACTATCACTAAAAAATCCGAAGTCAATTCGGAAATCATTGCGTCTTTTTCAGATTTTTCGCCGTAGCAAACCGCCTGATAAAACATAGACCCAAAATGATCCATCACTGTCCGCAACCGCGTCTGCCAGGTTTCTCGGTTTACGCAGTCAGTCAGCCTACCCGAAGCGCTGATGTCTTTTTTCTGAGCTTCGTAAACACTTTGAGCGCTGATCAGCTCTTTAGGAATATCGGCAAAAGTCAAATTCCCAGACGCGAGCAAGAGGTCTGTAAGAGCTTGCCACGCATTCTTAACGGTGCTCGAATTCTTTTGAGACAGGACTGCACCTGCTGCTTCAATTGAATTGTTCATAAAAATCCACAAAAAAAGAGGCCGAGCTTTTGGCTCGACCTCTTGGCTAGGGTTGGTCTTGGATCGGTAAAATTTTATTGATTAATCTGTAATTAGTTTAACTAAAGTTCCTGCTTCTAGATTAAACGCTGTAGTTTTATTTAACCACAGGAATGCTTGGATGTCCAAAGGGCATCCATTATCCTCCAAGAATTTAGTTAACGGCGGCTTGTAAATAACTCGCCTCACGGTTTCCCTCGGTAGAGAAGCTCCCCACTGGGCGATCGGAAAAAGAGAGGCTCGGTTGGATAAGTCGTCTAAACTCATAAAAAATATCGGATTCCTGAATCTATAATAATCAGTGCACCAGCTCTTGTAAATAACAGTCTCTCACAAATGACAGCCAACAAAACCGAGCAAGCATTTGAGGCTTACGTCGAAACAGTTAAACACATCGATCTGGTATCCCGATTTTTGATGAGTGCCGCGCTAGAACTGATGCGTCGAGCTGCTACGCACGATCGCTCCAAGTTAACTTCCCCAGAAGTTGAAATGTTCGCCGAGGTAACTCACCGATTGAAAGGACTCACTTACGGCTCGCCAGAATATGAAAACTGCCGGAAGGAAATGCTTTCGACTGCACTCGGACACCATTATTCCCACAATCGGCACCATCCAGAATTTTTCAAAGACGAATCCCGCCACGAAGATGAAGAGCTTAACGACTGTATTGCTACCGTACACCGCTTGGCAAGATCCGCAGATACAGACGAAAAGACAGCGGCAGACTGCCAGAAATTAATCGATCGCCTGAACCGCCAGCAGCTCAAGCACACCAGCTCGGTTAACAGTATGACCCTGTTCGACTTGCTGGAAATGCTGATCGACTGGATCGCAGCAAGTCGGCGACACGCAGACGGAGATATTGAAAGAAGCTTGGAAATTAACCGAGATCGGTTTGCTATGAGCGATCAGCTCGCTCAAATATTCGAGAACACTGTCCCGTGGATAAAAGAAGAATTCTCTGATCTAAAAACTCAGCGAGACTTGAAGTCCCAATAAAAAAACGCCAGGTGGAGTTCCTGGCGTTTTTATTTGATCGGCGATCGGTAAATTTATTGACGACCTCTAATCTGCGTCGGCATCATCAAAAACGTGACGTTCGGATCGCCCACAGGCTTGAATACTACAGGAGCTAGAGGTACGTTGCCCTGTAGTTCAATCTCATCCGACTGCGCCGTCCTTAATATATCGAGAAGATACTTGATATTAAACCCGTAGGTTATATCTCCTCCAGTGACTTGAGCCTCGATAAACTCTCGTCCTTGCCCGATGTCTTGGGTTTCGGTCGAAACGACAATTCCTTGATCACCTTCTGATACGGCAAAGTGGCAGTGCAGCAACTTCCCTACTGCGAATACGCTGATGCGCTCAAGACAGGGAAGTAAAGCTTTTCTGTTAATCGTGATTTTCCGAGCAAAAGATTTGGGCAGCAGATCTGGGTAGTTGGGATAAGTACCGTCGAGCGTTCTGGCAACTATCGTGGTAGCACTTCCATTGCTACGGGTTCTCAACATTACCTGGTCTTTGGAAAAGTTCAGAACAACTGGTTCCGAATATTTGTGAAGCAATCTTTCAAACTCGCGCATGACGCGCAGCGGAATTGTCACTTCAAAAAGCTCAGCGCCTGCTTCTCTATCGTCATCTGAATCCTGTGGAGAGACAGAAGTCATAGAAAGTCGATGGCCGTCTGTCGCTGCAAACTCTAGACCGTTTTCGTCTACCTTCAAATGTATTCCCGCTAAAACCTGTTTAGCTTCATCCGTAGAGGCGGCGAAAGCAGTATTTTTAATTCCTGCGGCGAGTCCTTCTGGATTGAACTCAATTTGCTGGAGCGGATCTTTTGCGACATCGGGAAGACTGGGGTACTCGTCAGGCTGCATAGTCCGGACTTCGTAACTTCCTGAGAGGCTTGTCAGGGTCAGCAGCATTTCAGACTCTTCAAAGACGAGTTCACCTTCAGGCAAGCGAGAAACTATGTCCATCAGCAGCTTTGCAGGCACGGCACAAGTTCCACCTTTCTCAACCGTTGCCGAAATGTTCGTACTAATACCTACTGCCAAATCGAACCCTGTAACGTTTACCGTACCTTGCGTCGCCTCTGCTTCGATTAAAAAGCAGACTAAAACCGGATGTGTCGGTCTGCCAGAAATCGCTCTGTTCGCCGACGACAAAACTTCATTGAAAATCGATTGATTGATTGTAAATTTCATGACTACTACATAACATACGATTATTTGACAATAGCATACACAAGGTTGACAAGCAAAGAAAACCCGCAACACACTATATGTTACGGGTTTTGCTTATTTTGGTAGTTGCGCCGAAAGATCTTTCAAGTGTTTCATAAACGTTTCTTCTTTTTTAAATGGATTTGTCAACAACCACTCATAAGTGTACCCCGTGTATCCCCCGGCAACCAAAGTTGGACGTTTGCAGCCGGACAGTCGCTTGATCGACACTTCTTGTTTTTTGGCTTTCTGTTTATTATTGAAACCAATACGAGCCTCTATATATTCATCCGCCTTGAGGATAACAAAATTGTCAGCTAGCTTTTCGATCACCAGCTCTGGATAAAGGTATAGCTGCAACAGCGGAATGCGCTTGTCGCAATCAGTTATAAACTCAAAAGTTTCTGTATCGAAATCAGAAATCGTTTCGATCGCCCCTTCTATATAAAGCCTCGTCCCGATCTTTTTTCCTCCGTGACCCCGATTTGTTGCCACGATTTTCGTGTGCTGCTCCCACTCTTTTTCCCAAGCCCAGACGAAATCTTCCTCAAAAATACTCCAATGAGATTGTTCTTTCCTGAAAACTTCGTACAGCTTTTGTTTTTGGCCGACGAGATCGGCGAGATTGTTTTTGTGCCACAAGTAATGTCTGCTAGCAAATTTTAACTCGTGACGCGGAGGAATCGGCAACAGAGGTCGCTCTTTAATGACGACATCGTTCAGAAACGGAAATCCTGGTAGTTCGCCGATCGGGTATCGATCGACGCGATCGCTCGATACTTGCCTGACTTCTATCCATTCACTGTCTACCGAGACAACTCGGTATTCGCATTCGGGACGGGCGATCGAGCCGTCAGGTCGCGGAATAATTACGATCGTCTGTCCTGCTATAAACCAAGGGACTGGCTTCATGCAGCCCCATAACTGAGCTATTTCTACCGCAGAATAATGAGTTTGCGTTTCTTCGTCATAAAATGCGGAGTAGCTTCTTACTGTCCCGTCATCCCAAGTAACGGTTACTTTTTTTGAACCGATCTTGACAGTCCCGTATTCGTCGCGCCTCCCGTAACGTACTATTCCACCATCAGTAAAGCCATTGATATATTTAACAGCTTTCTTTCTGAACCGAATCGACGATCTGCTTTGTTGCCGCGATCCGATCGCGGATCGATCGACATAAAGAGTTATTTGTGAATTCATGTTATTTATAATGAAACAACAAACAGATTATATCATTCGCGATATACTAAAACAAACTAATACCAAGGCAGTCTTATGAGATTTTTACCGTACAGAGACAATAAAAATCGAGTTTTCAGGGTCCTCGAATATCATCGAGAGGAGAACTCTATCAGATTAGTGACGGTCGAGCAGAACGCCAGCTTACTGGCATTGCTGTCTAAATACAAAATGCTCAACCTCACTGCATACGAAATTCAGGCTGCGAAACAAAAAATCCAAAGAATGGACTCGGCAACCTTGGACTATTGCAAGCAGCAAGCAAGGTCGATCGCTAGATGCGGTGACGACGCTATATATCGGATCGCTACCAGAACTTTTTGCGAAGGAGACTTTGCGCCTCACAACAGGGAAGATTTGTCAGATGAAATGAGGCGCATTATTCTGGCGATCACGGTACAATTGGGTGTTATTTTGAAGTAATTGCAATCAATCCTTTTGACTTAACTGCAATCTTTTGATATATTAAGCGTGTAGTTATCAATCGATCGCAAATGCTTCAAAAATATATCAAGTGCAAAACAGTCGCCTACCAAAGAATGGGAATTGCCCGCAAAAATGCAGACGGTCTTTGTACGCTGTCTGAAATTTACAGCAGCTTAACTCGAATGCAACAGTATGCAGTGGCTTTAGATACCCTGGATTATATGTTTGATAGTGAAGGATTCTCCCGATGGTACTTTAGTGAATACGCTCAACTAACGATCGAAGTGCTGCAAGAGCTATTTCGTACTTTCATTAGAAACGTCGATCGAGTTGAATCTATCCGCGTTGTTTACGCCGTTGAACGGGCGATCGAAAAATCTCGCTGGCTACTAAAGGATAAAGCAGAATCTGATTTAGATTTTGCCACAATGCAAGCTTTAAGTGAAGCGCAATCAGAATACCGAAAACTACGGCCGACGTTTATTCATATCATGAAGTGTTGGTTTGAAGCGCACAGGTAAAATACTCACGAGGGGTCTGCAAAAGATCCCTCGTTTTTTATTGCTATACACGAAAACCTGGTGTGTATATATTTATGCTTGACTTTAAGTATAAATACTGATATATTATATGTAAGGAGAAAAACACCCAAAATTCAATTAACAACCAGGGTGTCCAACAAAAATATGTCTATTCTAAGCAAAATCATTTCTGTTAAAAACACAGCGATTAACAAATTCCATGAATTCTCTTTCAGCCGAACAACGGAAAAAGAGAAAAAACAGCTTATCGATTTCGCAACTTTAGATTTAGGGGCAACGATTGCTCTCTACCACGGAAGCATACCAAACAAATTAATTTCGCTTGCACTCAGTGCGAGTGCAGCCTATGCGGTTGGTATTCCTCCTTGGTATATAGGAGTAACGGTGGTAGCCTCTTTTCTTACATTAGCATCACCTCGATGGATTTTCGAGCTATGTGTCGTAAGCAATTTGTTGCTACTTACGGCATACACGATGCCCGAAGCATCATTGACGACTTTAGAATACTTGATTTTACTCAAGCTGTTGCTTGAGCTATTCTGTGTCGCCTTCGACAAATTAACGCAATTTTATGCGGCAATAACCGCAGACCAAAGACACTCTTATTATTTCTTGTGGAGTCTTTTCACATGGAGTGTCGCACTAGCTGTCACCAACTGTCCATTCATCGATGGATTTATAGCTGGTTTCAAGGCTAGCATCAGCGGTATGTAACCGCAACAGTCCGCAACTCGTAAAACAAACGGAGTAACGAGGGTAGGGTAGCAAGCGTAAAACGCGGCTCGCTCGACTAGAGGGCTACAGAAAAAGACCGACCAATTAATCAAATTTAATTGGTCGGTCTTTTTTATGTCAATTTTTTCCAAACATGAACGATATCGTCAGGCGGATTCACGCTTGTCCTCGACACCAGCCCCGGAGCTTTAACTGTTTCGTGAGGAAACTCCAAAAGCTTACTCCTGCCGTGAATTTTTTCCGTACCGATGCGAATGTATTCAACGTTTTGGATTATTTGATGGTCGTCGGGACCGTACATATTTTCTCCGACGTTGCTCTCAACAAACTTGTCGGTAATCCATGCCCCGATCGCCACCTCCGGTCTGTAATCGTGAACAGCTTGGATTGCGTCGATCCGAATCACGTCGAAAGGTGGATTTGTTGGAACTTGACCTGCTAACAGGTACGCGACTTTAACATTTTCGTACTGCTGGCAAGCATTGTCAAATGCTGGGATTCCGAGATGGTAGCCGAGGTCGCCGTTGCCAGCACCAATCTCGATCGCCGATCGCCCGTCAATCCGCTCTTTCAACCAATCAACCAGCTCGATCGTAGGTAAGAGGTAGCGAGCGCGGTAGTGACACCAGATTCGGAGTTCTTGGCGATCGAGTTCCGAATATACCGACGTAGGCAACAGCTTGATGCGTTTCGTAGTTGGATCTAACAGCAAAGAATCAAAACGGGTTAACAGCTCTGCAACTTCACTTTTGACAGCAGTAGTGAGATATTGCGAAAGAGGATACTGATTAGCGAAATACATGGATAGACAAAAAGAAACGACTTTAATATTGTAAATCTAGCTTGGAATTAAACAAGAAAGAGGGCGATCGGTTTATCTCGATCGCCCTCTTTTTATTTACTCTTCTTCGTCGAAGCCGTAATAGTACGAATCCATAGGCAGGCGCAACGTTTCTAATTCAGCTCTGTTTTCAGCAAGTGCCACTAAAAACTCGTCGTGTGTCATTCCAAAAAATTTACGTTTTTCCGCTGAAGACAATTGGTTAATGCCGAACGCATCGCGGAAACGTGAATCAAACCCTTCAAACGTAAACGCCGATTGAATAGCGATAGCCCGCTTATTCAAAAATTGGGCCTCAATCGCAATTACGATCGTCAACTCTTTTAGGCTAATTGTCTGGGCTTTTGTTGCACCGCCTCGACCTCGCCTTTGAATGTTTACTGGCACAGGGTCGTGCCTATAACCCTTTTCCTCCAAAGCTTTTAGCTTATTTGGAGCCTTGGAGGGTAGTACCAAAAACCAGTCCTTTTGATATCCCAGTAGCACAGAGGCTCCAGTGATGCCCGCCCGAAATTCGCCGTCAGGCATCATATACCCATCAATTTCCAAAGCCTCGCTCAGTTGGACTGTGGCAGATACTGCTTTTACTGGCTCGTTTGTTTTTGACATTTTGATTGCGCTCATTACTACATTGTTTAGGTTCGATCGTGAGGACAGGATGCACCAAAACAAGAATCTGAGCGTATTGGACTCAAAAAACAGACGCCTTGTCTACAATTGAAGTAATACGTTACAATATTCATGCTTGCCTATCCCAGCTAGGTAAACTGCCGATGTTAAGAGGGTGCTTCCAACACCCTGTCGGCCGATCTTCTAATTATACCAAAAAATAAACACATAAAAGAGGGTGATCGGAATAAACCGATCGCCCTCTTTTTAGTAGACTTACAGACAAAAATCTATTATGAGATATCCTAGTCTCGAATAACTTTCTTTTGAGCGGCCCTATCAGGCAGCGAGATCTGTTCGAGTTTTGAAAAACTGAAAGGTAGCTCCCAGTAAGGTTTTGGAGTCTTTTTGTACGTTATCTTGACGAACTGAAAATCTGTCGTTACCTGTCGATCACCACCAATATAATTCGCTCCAATTTTAGTGAGACTACCAACCCTTGTGTAGCAATGCTTTCAACAGATTTGACGATTGGAATGATGGGACGGACTTGAACCAATAAAAAGAGGGCGATCGGTTGATTCCGATCGCCCGCTTTTATTTATCTAGAACTTCACTTGAAGTCGATGCCTTTCAATTTCAGTAAGCAATTCTAGAGCTTCTAGTCGAAATTCTGGATTACTCGTCAAGTTTTGCAAGATCGATTGTAAGACACTAACAGATTCCGAAATTTCGTTCCACCATTTGCGCTCTATGACGCATCGAGCAGCCAAAAATACGTTACGGTACTTTCGTCCACCGCCATCCAAGTATAGGAGCGTGTCAATTATTTTTGGAACAAAGGAGATGTCAATCGCCCCAGCTAGTAGCGTTAGCATACCGTGCCAGCGATCGTTATCAACGTGGTTTACAAACACTTGACAAATATCGTCCATTGTTAAATCCCACTTCCAGAACCGATACATAAAATACTGTGCCAGGCAGTATTCAAAAAAACGCTGGTGAGCGAATCCGAAGTAGCCTTCGCCAGCTTCATAGAGCACGTTGTCTCGTAATTTCATTTGTCCGATAATTTGCTGAGCCACATAGGAGTCATCCACACCTTTTCGCTGCAATTGCTCCAACACTATTTTTGTTAAGTCTGATTCAGAGATCAAGTGACGGGCGATGCGATCTATGGATTTCAATTCATGGATGTGTGCAGCCGCTTCAGCCAGAATCTCTCGCTTGTCACTGTGTAACAAATAAAGATGTTCGCACAGCGTAGGGACAGCAAGATCCCACTCGTTGAGGAGAAATTCAAGCCATTCCTTATAAAGCTCGTTCCGCGTCGCAGGTGGCTCCTCATAATTATTGAGTTTCACAAACATTTCTAGCAAGGTAGAGTTTCCAATCAATTCCTGGATCACCTTGCGTTGCCAATGTTCACAAAAACGTTTCTTTTTGCGATCGCAATCTAGTGAATTGCTTGTGTGTTTTTCGTACCATCCGATCGCGAATTCTAAAATCTGAAGATCGGATAAGTCTTGATACATTTCTCTGAATGGCATTTGTTCACCTTCGTAATGAATGCTTATATTCTACAGTATTGTGTGAGACAGATAAACAAAATAAAGAGGGCGATCGAATTGATATATTCGATCGCCCTCTTTATTTATATCGTTAAGACCACGCCTCTTCCTCTACTATTGATTCAATTAACTCTTTAGCGAGAGTATTGCATAACTCTTCTGCTTCTGATTCTTCCCAATCATAATCGAGAAAACCGCTAGCGCAGTAATCGCCCTGGAAGGTATCAAATTGAGAGTCTCCCGTAAGGATCTCCCAAGAGCCATCTTCGACGGCAAGTCTGATATCTATGCCAGCATTATCGTCTTCTGCTTCTAATTCGTCTCTCTTGAAACTTGACTTCATAGATAACCACTCGAAGTGAAGTTCCAAAGCGATATCTTCTTTGTCAGCAAGCAAGCTTACTTCTAATTCACTTTTAGGTTCTGACATAATAATCTATCCAAACGACTACACTATTAATTTACCATATTTGTACGAGCAAGTAAACAAATAAAGAGGGCGATCGAATACATTAATTCGATCGCCCTTTTTCATCTTAAGAGTATTCTAATTGATACTCTTCGATAGCATTTTGAATCACTTTCTCGACTAATTCGTAAGCCAAATCATCGAAATCGCAATCTTCGTAGTACAGAAAGGCGTGACCAACCCAATTGCGCCAAGGCTCTTTGGATTCGTCTCCACGATATAAAGACCAAGAGCGACAACGATAATCGTAGCGAAGTCTCACCCAAATACCAGAATCTCCAAAAAAAGTCGAATGATTGTCTTTGACGATCAACTCTTCTTTCTTGTGGTTCTCACGTAGGTCAAGTTGAATTTCTTTGAGGTGTCGTGCAATTACATCTTTTTGTTGATGCAGAATGCCTTTACAAATAAACTCTTCTATCATCATGATGGTCACTAGAACAACTACATATTAATTGTATCATTGATTACGTATGAGGACAAACAATAAAAAAGGCGATCGAATACATTGATTCGATCGCCTTTTTTTGTTTGTCCTCTAGCTAAATATACCGCGTTTTACGCTTGTAATTTAGCCCTCATTACTCCGTCTGTTTCTTGAGTTGCGGACTGCTTGTTAGTTACTTGATAATTCTGGTACTGCCATTTTGAGCAGCTACTACAATTTCTTTCATTTTTCTAATTTTTGTTACCGAACCTGGAATCCGAATTCCACGCACTTTGGCGTAAGCTTTTAATTCTTTGATGGTTAGTTCGTTGACACTCTTTTTGTTAGCGATTACACTGGGTAACGCTGGTTCAGTATCAGTCAGTGGCTTTGTGTTTTCCACTGGTGCTTCAAGTAACACTTCGATAGCCACCTCTTCGGGTTCGACCGAATCAGTCGCTTTAGAGAACTGCAACTGAGTAGTTGTCGGGATATGAACTGTGATTTGCGAGATTAACTCGTTTACTATTTGTCGCTCGTACCCGTTTAAATTCAGCGATTTGTTTGCCGTCATCTCTGAAACCTTATCTATATAAAGTTCCATTAATCGACGACTTTTTCTGGCAAAGCGCTGAGCTTTCGTTGTTTTGCCATCTAACAACAGCTTGGTTGCGGGTCTTAAATTCCCAAAGTATCGAACGAGCCTACGCTCGAACGAATTATCTGTTATTTGGATGTTTACCACACTGTCACCACATACGGGACTCTTAATTGGAAGAACCATTTCCAAGACTTGGTAAAGCCCTAGATGGTTCTTCCTAAAAGATTCCGTGTAAATGTAACGAGTGATGCGCTGCTGGTCGTACCAAGTACGCCATTCAATAAACTCGATCGCTTCAGTTACTTTCTTGTCGATCGCAGGATTTTCTTTTTTAGTGAATAACGCAGCTACTTTTTGTGCTGCGCTACTAAGCCATGAAAAAATGCGATTCGTTTTAGCAGGAACTGAAACTTGGTCGTTATTCATTGTTAATTGCATAATTTTTAATGCCCGTTTATGTATAGAATTTGGGCATAAATATATAATACTACATTTGTAGTATAAAATCAACTATTTGTATTACAATTAACGGCTAAAATCAACCCAATTTCGGAAATACCCCCATACGGCTTGCTGCAAATACGGTTCTATTTTTGTGAGAAATTCTTGCGCGTCTGATGCTGAATTAGTTCCCGCTAATACGATATCGCCTTGCAAGTTGATATTGATTTCAACAGGAGGCATCTGCTTTGGCGCGCTGTCGGCTTGTACTGCTTCGCCGCTTCCGGCCAAAGTCAGCGGTATTCTCGTCGGTGCCGGCATCGGCATTACTTCGACGCTGCGACCTTCATTCATTGCGGTCAGCAGGCCCATATTTTCTTGAGCCGGTTTTGCGGATACTACGAATTCTCCGTTTGAAAGCAGAGCAGGTATCCTGTCGGCGGTGCCGGAACCGGGTCCGACAACCGCACCGCCAGAGGCGAACTGCTGCACGGGAGTTTGCGCTCCGCTTTGGAAAATAGTATTGCCCAGATTTTGAAGCAGCGGCCCAATCAAAGGAACGCTCGCTAATGCCTGAGTCAAAAATGCCGGCAGTTGCGTCAGTTTGCCCCAAATCCAGTTCACGACATTTTGCAAGAACTGGAACGGCGCAAGCAGTACGGTAGCAAGGATGGAACCGAGAGTTTGGAATCCCCTGACGATCGCTGCAACCGCGTTCGATACGAGCGTTATCGGAGTCAAAACGACTCGCACTACAAGTCCGCCCAACCACAGCAGCGATTTTGTGACGGCGAACACGCTCCAAACGATCCCGCGAATGACTAACCCGATCGCCCGGATCGGCAGCAGCAAAGCGGTAACGGCCTGGTGGACGAACGCAGTCTGCAACTGAGCGCCGGCGTTCCCGACATCTACGCCAAAGAGTTGCAGCAAAGGGGCGATCGGTTCGATCAGGTATCCGCCGATCCTGCCTATTAAAGAGCCGACATCCCGGATTCCGTCGGTTACAGTGTCCCAAATGCCGGAGAATACGTCTTTAACTCCGTCGAAGACGCCGGAAACGATGTCGGCAAAACCTAGGAAATTCGCCTTAAACAACAAGAACCCCGCAGCTAAAGCGCCGACCAGAATAAAGATCGGGAACATCGGACCGCTGATTGCTACCCACGCAGTCGAAGCAGCAGAGCTGATAGCTGTCATCACCCCTGCAAACAGCGTACCGAATCCGGCGATCGCGCCGGAAACAGTCAAGGTGCCTGTCGTTACCGCCGTTGTAAACGTACCGATCGCCCCTGCAACTCCTGGGAACATCGCGCCGAGCTGCGGCAGCGCCATCGAAAGTCCGGTAAACCCGCTCAGCAGATCGCCCACCATGAAGATAGGAGCGGCTAAGGCCGGAGCAAAAGAGCTGAGGGCGATACCCAGCGAAGAAAGCGCGTCGTTAGCAGCGTCGGCAGCGGAAACGCTGCGGTTTTTCATGCTTCCCAGTCCTGCTTCCGCCCGCCTCAGCTCGTTGTCTATTTCGCTGAGCACTCCTTGGTTGTTAGTCGGGCGAACGAGATCCGCACCCAAGCCCCGCGAAGTATTGAAAGCTTGATTGACAACTCCTTCCATCTGGCTTTGAGCCAACCGCGCCCGATCTGCCGCCGTCAGTTGAGCATCGGGGTCTTTGCCGCGCATCTTCATGTCAAAGTCGTGGGCAACTCTGGCTGCATCCATATTTGGAGCTTTACCGGTAGCAACGTCGGCGATCGCTCCAACTGTTCGACCGATCGGAGAGTCGGCAACTTGCTCTTTTCCTTTGCGGAACCGATTTGCAATATTTTCCAAAACCTGCCCCGGTTTTTTGAGCGAACTGGCGATCGTTTCCCCAGCGGAACGGAACAGTTGCTCGATCGAAGCAACTGCTTCCCGTGCAGAGTTAAGAAGTGCGGGTCCGAATACGATAGAAATCGTTTGCTTTAATCCCTGGAACAAGCCTTCTAGAACTTCTAGCCCGCCGCCAAAGATCGAACCGAGTCCTCGGAGCAAGCCTCGCGCTCCTTCCTTGATTCCGTTCCAGACGATTTCCGCACCCTCGCCTATCTTGGTAAAGTCTCCCCGCACAGCGTCAGAGACTCCGCCTGCTATTGTTACCAACCCGCGAATGACGTTGATAACCATCATCACGCTAGACGTTGCAACCTGAGCAAAGCCTGTAAAGACTTTCCACATTCCCATGAGAACCGTTCTCAATCCCAGGAAATTGGTGGCGATCGCCAGCGCTGCCAGAGCAACTCCCGCCATGATGAAGGCGATCGGAGACAGGTGAATCAAGAATAGTGCAGCGCTCAATCCAGCTCCTACAAAACCAGAACTCATTTGACCCAAGCCAAAAGTTACGTTCCCCCAGAAATCGCCTGCTGCGGACTTAAACCCTTCCCAGTCCATCTTCATCAGGGAAGTTGCAGCTTTTTGGGCGAAGTCGGCAACATCGCCTTTGAGGATGCGGAACGCGCCTCCTGCTTTTTGAAGATCGGTCGCCATCATGTAACCGAGATTCCCGCCGTTACTGCGTTCGAGATAGCGCCAGCGATCGGAAACCGCCAAACCGACTTCTTTAATTCCCGCGGCGATCGCTGCTTTGGATTCTGCAACGGCAACCTTGAGTCCGGCCGGATCGATTCCCATGTTCTTAAGCATTTGGTCGGTGCCGACATCAAAAGTCGTACTGGCGGCAGCAGCTTGTTTTTGCAAATCGGTGCGCTGCTCTTCTAGCGAAATCATCGTTCGGGAAACAGTTGCTGCTTCGGCTGCAAATTTAGCAGCGCCGCGACCGGTCAAATCTTGGAAAAATTTAATCGGCGCCGGAGCTGCTGCCGCTTCCTGTACCTTGGCGATCGCCTCGGTGTATTTCGACTGCAAATCGACTTCTTGTCGGTTCAAATTCTGGATGTCTTCTTGCAGTCCTTCCCGCTTCTGTTTCGCTGCTGCACCTTGTTCGAGGAACAGTCGGTTGTTCTCTTTGGCGATCGCCTTTTGCAGAAACTTTCCGCCCGGTCCTTGGTAAGCAGCGCCCAACTGACTCGCATCCATCTGACCGCCGGTTGTTTTTAATTGGTACTGCAAGCTTGCCGACGCTTCCTGCGATCGAGCAGAGCCGGACCGAGCGTCAAAATCTGCTTGGCGCACCGCCGCTTCCAAAGCTTCTTTGTAGTTGAGCTTGACTCCAGCTTCTACGGGAATTTCGGTTTTTATTTCACTCTTTTTCCCGAACCCTCCCAAAAAACCGCGCAGGCCGTCGAGCAATTTACCGCCGCCGAATCGAGCCAGCCCACTATTTTCAAACTGGTCGAGCATCGACTGAAATCCTTGGAACAAATTGCCGAGAATTTTGCCCGGATCGAGAGAGTCTTTCAACAAGCTGGCGATCAAGTCGCCCACAAAAGGCAAGTTGAACAGCATTCCTTTAATCTGTTCGACCGCTCCTTCCCACGCCAGCGGAATCTGAACTGTCGGGTTATGATTGAGCGCATTGATCAATCCCGTGCCGATATCGATCGCCGTCTGCACTAAAGGCATCGCGACGAACCAATTCACAAAACCCTGCCAAGCTCCTTGAATTGTATTGACAGCAGCAGTCATCGGTTCGAGGATCGGACTCAGTTGCGTACCGAATTTATCCGTCATCCACAGGAATACTTCGTCGATCTTTCCTTGGATAAAGGCGATCGTTCCCTGAATCGGTTCCTGCACGTTTGCAAACAAAGGACCGAGCAAATCGATTCCCGCAAACCGCTTCAACCCTTCGTTTGCGAGTAAGATGCCTCCGGTAATCGCAGCCATCGTCAAAGTGACCGGGTTAAAAATCAAAGCAAATGCCGAACCGATCGCCGTAACGCTAGAGACGATCGCGCCCATCACTGGAGCCATCAACCCGCCGACCGCACCGACGAGGGTAAAGATTTCGAGAAACTTGTTGAGTCCCGCAGCGCTGGATTCGTCTAAAAGACCCATGTTGACGAGCGAATAGCTTGCCGTTTGCGCTGCAAATCCGATCGCCGTAATTGCACCGCCGACGGCCATACCTGCTTTGCCCGCACCTGCCACTGCACCGCCTAGCGCTCCGAGGAAACCAGCAGAACGGCGAGCTGTGCGCTGCATATCTCCTTGAATCTGCTGACCTGCAACGTGGGCGCTCTGTGCAATCTCGCCCATATTTTGCCCGACGGATTGTTGGGTATGTTCCCAGTTGGCGCGAGTGTCGGCAGAAGGTCCGGGCGATCCTTCTGATATGTTGCGCTTCATCAAGTAACCGAAGCGTTTAAAGCGGGCGATCAGTCCGCGCCAGCCTCCCTCTGAGATTTCTTGCGCTGTTTGCGCCCACGCATTTTTAGCTCCCCTTGCAGCGGTTGTAGCGAAGACGAGTAATTTTTGGAACGGGTTAAGTGTTGCAGAAATCTGCTGGCTCCTAGCTTGTGACAAAGTAGCGATTCGTGCGTTGAGTTGTCCTATTACTCCAGTTGTTGATTCTTCTCTCGCGCCAGCCACGCGCGCTATTTGATCGGGTTCGATTTCGCCTGCACGAGCAGAAGTCAGTGCCGAACCACGCGCTGCTATTTGTCGCTGGTTCTGTAGGTTTCGCAGCCTTTGAGTCGTAGCAGGTGCTGCCATTCCTTGAATCTTCGATGCAATTTTGCCAAAGAAGCCAGTAACTGCGCCCCATATATTGCGGAACAGCGGAACTTTACCGAGCTGCGTCGCTGCGGAGGAAAATACTCTGCGGATCGTCGTGTAAGAAGAAACCAAAAAGTCTGCAACAGCATCCGCAATTTGACCCGTCTTAGTTTTGAGCGCTGCCAGCGAGACGCCTGGGTTGCGGACAATTTTCCATATCATTTTTAGGGGAGCCATGCCCACATCGACGATCGCCGGAATTACAGCTTTAATCAAATAATTCCTGAGTGGTGCTAAGGCGCTTGTTGTAAAACCGCCCGGATTCAAAAGTTTTACAATATCTGTCCCTCGATCGATTCCAAGCGTAGCTGCCAGAGCTTGACCGATTTGGTCGCTGTTGCTTGAGACTTCTTGGAATCGACTGGTTCTCAAGCTTTCGCCGACGCCTGCCGATCGCCTGCTATTGAGTACCGCTTGCAAAGCTCTATTCTGAACGTGCCCCTCTGTAATCCCTCGCGTTGCAAGTTGTTGTCTGAAGCTTTCGGCAAAAGCTTCTTGATTGGAATAACCCATCTTGGCGCTCAAGCTTTGCAGGCTGTTTTGACTGTCGGCTTCGCGTCGTTTGCGGGCTTCTGCAAACTGCCGAACACCTGGCATTTTTGCCAGCGCGCGCATACTCCTGTTTTTCATCAGAGTGGCGTTTGCCCCTAGATTGTTCATCGCATTGCCCAACCACTTCCACGTCCCCTTGACCAAGGACACCATCGGTTCAAAGAGAACATTTCGCAGTACGTCGCTAATTGTTGCAAGCGGGCGAACTCCTAAAACGCTGAACGAACTCATGTCCGTCAATCGGTTGTGGATGTATTCTTCTAAAGTTCCAGCATCAGTTTCTATATTTTTCAGGAAACGCTTGATACTGTTGGTAATCATGCCGAAACCAGTGCTTCTTTGATTGGCGATCGATCGCAATTGAGCTGCAACTTGTTCGTTGCTACCTTGTAGCTGCATTTGGCGTCCGATTGCAGCAATCTGTTCATTTGTTAATTCGGTAGCGTTGCGACCTGTGTTGATAAAATCGTTGATATCATCCCATAGCGCTGTATCAGACGCATTCGCTTTATCTCTATCTACTTGTCCAGCAAGAGCGTCTATCATATCCGACGCTCTCCGTTCTGCTCGTTGATCGCCGGGTTGGTGTCCTTTTGCTTGAGCAACAATCTGCGCCAAACGATCGACCTTGAGCACGGCCTCTCCGCCATGCTCGACGGTTTCAAGTGCAGAACCGGTAGTGAACTCGCCTGTATGACGCATCGCATTTTTGAAATACTGAGCCATTTCTTGATTTTCCGATCTAGCCAAGATTTCTTGAAATCTCTTGAATTCGCCAGCATTAGCAAAACCCATTTTGGTTGCCATATCAGCGAATTTAGTTTCGGGAATTTCGGTTTGAAACTTTCCAGTCTGCAAAAACGAATTAAACACTTTTGTTTGATCCGCATCTAGTCGCGCCATAAATGCTTGACGGCTTAAATTGACTTCATTGAGCTGCGCCATAACTCCCGCTTCTCTCTTGGCTGTAGCTACTGCGCGGCGAGCTTCCCTCTGTGCGAAACCTTCAGCTTGTCTGGCAACTCTGCGGTCTATTTCGGTGCGGAGGTCGTCAATTTGTCTGTTATAAAGTTTGGCTTCGTTGTTAATCCCAATTATTTTTAGTAGTTGAGTTTTCCAACTTTCTTTGGCACCGCTCAATATTGATTCGGTAGACAAAGATTGCTCTACTTGATCGATATTCGCGAAGCCTAGCGATCGGGCTAAGCTAGCTTCGTGATTGACGTAGGTGTCTCGGAATTTTTGTTGACCAGTAGCGTCATCAATGTACGCTTCTTGTTGCGTACTGCGCTGCCTCAAAGCACCTCCTCTAAAGTTACCTTGCTTTAATTGAAGTAAGATAGCCGCTTGTTCTTCTCTATTAAACTTGCTCAACCAAGCCTTGAATTCTTTGTTTTCAACGTTCCTAATATCGAAAAGCTTAGCTCTTGTGGTTCGCGCCTGTTCGAGTTGACTGTTTAACCGAGCAACTGGCATCAACGGATGCGAGATTTCGTAAACATCTCGCTTCAATATGTCGGCAATTTTGCGAATAACTTTCTGTTGCGCTTCTGAAGTTAGTTCCCCAGATCGCAAGCTAGCCTGATAATTCGCAAGTCGCGCCCGCTGCTTATCTTGCTCTGCTTGAGTACCTGTTAAGTTTGCACCCGCGATTTTTCGCTCGATACCTCGAATAGCAGCAACAGAAAGACCTTCTTGATTGCCTGGTAGTTTTTTGGTTGCGTTGACGATCGCCTGCCGAATTCCGCTAATCGTATCGCCCAGAATTCCTTTTAACCCTTGAGAAATCCTGTCAGGCGCATCGGTTTGAGACTCTAGTTGAGCTTCGAGATCGGTAAAATATTTAGGATCAATTTCAGTGGCATTCCTAACTTGCCTTAGCTGGTAATCCATCATCTGCTCGACAATGGCTTTTAATTTTCGATTATAATCTTGTGGATTAGCTGATTCTTTCAACTGATCTATAACTTTTCTATGATCAAAATTCTCTAATGCAGAAAAGCCGCTGTTCTTGAGATTTCCTATTTTTGTATTGAGACTAGCTTCTAGTGCTGCTGTATTAGCACCGCTCATGGCGGTTCTGTCATCTGGTGTATGCCTCAGTAGGCTATGTAATTCAGTCGTACCGGCAACCCCTTTAGCTTTAGAGTTGTCTATTTTGCCCGTACCTGCTGCAAGCTGAAACTGCATCAGTTTGCGAACCATTTTTTGTGCGCTGTCGCTAAGAGTATTAAATTCTTCATAACTCCTAGTTAAATTTTTGTCGTCAATACCAGAACCTGCGGCAGCTTCATGAAGCTGCTTGAAGCTGAGATTGTCAGCAGTAAAACTATTGCGATTTCGATCCAAGCCTTGAACATTTAGTCTTTCAAGAAACTCTCGACTGTACTGAATTTGTCCTGCATTTTTCTTGTCTTCAACGCCGCCATTCATCTTGGCTACGTTCATCACGGCGACATTCTGGGTTTTGATAGTTTCCAAAGCCCGTCCTAACTCAGCAAGGTCGGGTCTGTCTTTTTCAACGATCGCCCGGAGTTGATCGCCCGCCATCAATCCCAAGCGTGCTGGTGAAACACCTTTGGCAATTCCTTTCATTGACTGATCTCCAAAGACTCCAACTTTTGCATTGAGATCTTCAGCCATGCGCTTCTTCTGGTACTCTTCACCAGCACCAGTCAACTGCCATTCTTTTGTGGTTCGCGCACCGATGCCGAAGAAGCCTCCTTTTTTAACTTCAACCTCTTGCGCCATGTGACCGTAATCTGTCTTTTGCTGCTGAGCCAAAGTTACGATCTGAGCCTGCGATCGTTCCATGACTTTTTGACGGAACATTGCAGATTCTTTGGCAAGCTTGAACTCGTCTTCCCGCGCAGCTTTTGCTTGCGGATCTTTGTAAAGTCCCAGTGTTGATCGCGTCTTGTGAACGCCTTCTAAAACCCGCCCTTCCGTACCGATGCCCATCACAGCGTTCGGGATTGCTTTAGCCGATCGCACAACAGCAATCAAACTGTTAGCAATTCCTTTAACGACATCCCACACCAGCATGAAACCACCAAAGATGTGCTTCTTGACTGCAAAACCGAGCAAAAAGATACCGCCGAGGACAATCGGAATGACGCGGATTAGTTTTTCAACAAAGAAGGCGATCCAGTCGGTATTTATTCCGCCAGAAAAAGTCTTAGAAATGTTAGACAAAGTATTTTGCAGCCACTGCATCGGATGGTTGAGCGCATCAATCATTGCGTTGAGTTCTTTGAATCCATCCGCCACTTGTATTGCCAAAAATAACGCAGCCCCCAAACCTGCGACGAGCGGTAAACTCACTGTCCCTGACATCAGTGACAGCAGCCATCTAAAACCGATACCAACAAAATGTACTCGTTGGTTAATGGTTGCTAAAACCCAAATAAGACTAGCAAATACAGCAAAAACGCCAGCTCCAAACGCCCGCATCTGATTTAAACTCGTTAAAGCAATGCCCATTCCCCTCGAAACGTTACGACCGACTGTTATTAAAGACTGATCTAATATGTAAAAAATCCCCAAAGTAGCTGCAACCAGCAATTTAAATCCAGCTTGTATGCCCTGAACAATCCCCTGAACGATCGCCAGCCCGATCGCGTAAGCCTTCCTAGCGACATAGGGAATTACCTGAGATATCAAGAAAGGAATTGCATCCTGGACAATCCGTCGAGCTACGCCTGCAAGTCCGATTATTCCCGCAGTCATGACGCGACCTATTTTGAAAAACCCAAACCCAATAGCGGCTTGAATGATCGTAGGAATTAAACGACCGATTGCCCGAAAAGCGCCAAGAGCGTCACCTTTTAATATTGCAGAGCCGAGATCTATAAGGACGTTGATGATTGACATGAACTCTGCTGCTATTTGCTGAGTGACATATTTGACAGCAATCAGAATTCCTTGCATCACTTTACTGACTGCAACGACGGGCAACAACATCACAGCGGTCAGAGCCTGTACACCTAAAGTTGCACCCTTAACGATCAGTCCAATTCCGTAGGCAATAATTCCAGCAGTTTTTCCGGCGATCGGAGCGAGAATTTGAAATGCTTGAAAAAATCCAACAGAGAAAGCAGCAACGGCATTGACGCTATCTACTAATAAAAAACGCAAAACTCGAATTACATTGGTGAATGCAAAAATAACGTTAGCGAATACACCTAGCTCTTTGTGCGTCCTGGCAAAAGCATCGATATTGCCCAAAAGCGCTGGTTTGATCGCGTCCAATACCGTGTAATACGTCATCCAAGCAAAAGCTGCGCGAGCCAACAACTGTATTACCGACGGAGCTACAGCTCTAAACAGAATAAAGCCTTCGTTAATTGGACCGAGGGTAAACGAGCGATCGTATCCTTTGGCTACGCGCATAGCTGCAACACCGCCCAAATATGCCTCTCTAACCTCTTTTAATTTTTTACCTAAGATACTGATTGGGAAAGTTTCTTTAACTACATTTCCTACTGCACCGCCGACGCTGCCCGATACCGCAGCTATCTGGGGACCAACTTCTTTCGCTGAAGCTTGATAGGTTTTATACAGTTCAAACATTCCATTTCTAATCCAGCGCGACGCGCCCATCGCATCTTTCCGCGCATCTCCTTCTAGACCTTTGAAAAAGCCTAATTTATCTTGAATGCCTACAATTGCGTCGTCCAACCAAGCAACCCCTACGTCTATTGGGTTAACGCCTTTGGTGACACCTTGCATCCCCTTTGTTTGTACGTAAAGTTTATTGAATCCACCGCTAGCAAAAAATCCGATCGCCTGTATTAAAGGTGCAAAAGCTTCATTTACTATGTAACGAGCACCCGCCGCCAAGCTTGCGCCCAGAGCCGCGAATACGGGCAGCAATCCCCGAAGCGCAGTACCGAGAATATTGAGTTCGGTTCGTACCATTGCGAAGTATCCGGGCAATGCCTCCCTCGCTAATCCGAGTAAATTGTTAATTCCGCCGATCGCCGACTCAAATACATTGGCAACAAAATTCCCAATCATTGGAATCCGGCGCAACAGGTTGAGCAGTTGAGTTACACCGACAGAAATCAAGCCGGGAATGAGTTTTGCCTGTTCGATAATGAACGTTTTTATCGGAGTTATCAAGCTTCCTTTAATTGCAGTTCCGCCCGCAGTTGCAGCATTTTTAACGGCGACCGCAATCATTGCAAACGGCAGTCCGACAAAAGCTGTGGCGATCGTGCGACCGAGGTTCAAAAACACGCCCCCGACTGCAACGACAGCATTGAACAAAGGACCTGTCAAGAAACCGACAAATCCTGCAAGCGTAGGACTTCTAAGGACATCAATGAAAGCGCTAGCTGCCGCTTCAATTACTACGAATTCCCCAATCGGCATCCCCAGCAAAGGCAAACTGTGAATGAAATCGGTAATAGGTTGCAACGCCTCGCCGAATCCCATGTAGTCGGCAAAAAGTTGGGGAACTGTTAAAACCTTCATTGACGCGATCGCCTCGAAGATCGGCTTGATAAAATTACCGACGCGATCTGCCGAACTGGCTAAGTCTTGCCAGAAAGTTGCCAGCATCCCACCGACTTCACCGAGCATGGCATTTACGTCGTCGCGCATCGGACCGGCGGGAAAAATGTTGTTAACTACTCCCGACAGCAGTTCAGGCAAACGGTTCGACCAATCGATCAGTGTCGCAGTCCAGTTTTCTGTCAACTTGCCAAAGATATCGAGTCCCATCAACACTGCTGTGATTCCCGGCAAACCTTTAGCAAGAGCTGTTCCTATTCCTGGGCGATCGAATACTTTGAGGAAATTGACGTACTTGCTAGCTCCTTCTTCCAGAAGTTTTTCGTTGCCGAGTCCAAAGAACGACGTAATCCAACTAACGCCTAAGCCGACCAACGGCAATTTTTTAAGTGCTTCAAACGGTACTGTGACCAGATTCATCAGCATTGAGGAGGTCATCAACGCAGCAAAACCGAGTAAGTTGAAGTTTTCAATCGCTCTATGGAAAAAACTTTCCTCTATTCCCATAAAAGTTTTACTCAGCGAACCCAATCCCTTGACGAGTTCAAACAAGGCCGCGCCCACACCAACCGCAACTTGAATTCCTGTGGCTCCTTCTGTCGCGAATCGGTTGAACGCATTGGTGACGTTTTGCACGGTATTTCCGGCGATCGTCCCAACTTTGTCTAAAAATGCAAGTGTCCCCGCACCGAGGTTTGTTTCGATCGCCCCTCGAACTCTTGCCAAGCCCTGTTCCGCAACATCTCCCATTCGATCCCATATTTGCTGCCAGATCGTCTGGCTTTCTTCGGCTTGAACTGTTGCTTGCCCTGCAATCTGGGCAATCGGATCTGACTGCTGCGGTTGCGTTGCAGGTGGAAATATCTTGGGGACAATTTCGGGCGATCGGGGTTGCGTTATTTTATCGAAGCCGTCAGAAACGATATCGGGCAAACCCCAAGCAAGCAGCGGTTTCATCGCTGCCATACCAGCAAAAGCCAAACCGCCAAAATCAGGCGTTGTGGACGCAAACACGTCAACAAAATTGATCCAGCCGCTCGCCATCATCCCAAAGGTGTTGCTCCAAACGCTCCCAATTTCTGTAGCGAAATTGGTGAGGGTGTCGGGCAAGGTTAATCCAGCAAAGAAAGCCGTAACTTTCTCGACAGTTGTTTGCCAAGTCGCTGCAACCCAGGTCGCGGCAGCACTCATAGCTTCTTGGATTTTTAAGCCGGCGATTGCTGACGAAATTTGCATCAACACAAAGCTACCGGCAACTTGAGCGGCGGTGAAAGCCCAGTTAACTCGCGTCATCAAAGAAGGTCCGGGAGACGCCTCTGATAGAGAACCCTGGATGAAGTGACCGATGTACGCCGCAAGGTCTGCCAGCGGTTTTAGTAATCCTGCAATAAATGAGATTGTCCTGTCCCAAGCCCCAGCAGTTGCACTGGCAGCAAAGATGAAGGGACTTGCCAAAATATTGAAGATGCTTTCACCAATATGCTTACCCGATCGCTCCCAATTTTTAAAGCTTTCCATCGCAAATTCCAAAGCTTGGGCGATCGCGGTAAACGGTGAAGAAAGCAGTCCGCCGGCGGCTCCGACAGGGACTTTCAACAGCTTGAGAAATGCACTGACAAACCCTTCAAGAATCCCGAACGCAAAACCGACCGCGGAACTGAACACGCTAAACAGAGTTCCGAGCAGTCGCACTTGGGGATTCGCCCGCTGGAGCAACTGGTCTAACAACAAGAACGATCCGATCGCCAATCCCAGCGGTGACAGCAAAAATGCTCGTCCCATACTCAGAGCTGCTTGGCTCGTCATCATGACTTGAGTACGCAATGCGATAAAAGCAGTCCGAAGTTCACCAGCTACCATGCCTTTTGCAAGACCGGCAGCATCCGTGAACTCATCAGCCATGACAGTTGACTGTTTGAATATACCCGCCCAAGGGTTCGTCCCCTTAAATCCTGTCATCGCCGTCTCGAAGAAGCCGGTCAGCGGAATCAGACTGTGCTGCATCCCGATCGCTGCCGTCGTGGCGATCGCCTGCGCTTGCTGAAATCCGAACAATGCAGTGCCGGCGGCTCCGGCAGCTACAGCAAAAGTTCCCAGCCCAAACACCAATGCAGTCAACACCTTAGTCAACCCAGGAGCAGCTTGAGTAAGCTGCAAAAGTACACCGATCAGATCGGCAGCTAAGGACTTAAATGGCGTAATTACTTGTACGAGAGCAACACCTAAAGTATCTCTAAGAGCTTTTAAGGAAGTATCGAATCTTTGCGACTGGAAAGCAGCGGTTCTCAGTACATTTTCAATTTCTTCATCTACTGACAAAGTTTTTAAATCTTTCCCTAAACTTAATATCTGTTTTCCGGTTTTAGGATCTGTAAGTTCTAGGATTTCTTTGCCCATGAACCCACCCTTGGCGACAACACTTGCGCTCTTCAATACTTCAAGTTGGTTTGCCAACCCTTGCAACAACTTCTGATCTTGCACAGAACCAACCCCAAGAGAAGCAAAAAAAGCGCCTTGTTTCAGTTCACCACCTTGGACATTTTTGTAAGCTTCTGCAACCCTCGTAACGACTCCTAATTTGTCGGTATTGAGTTCTTTTTCAAAATCTTCAACGCTCATATTCAGAGCGCCAGCAAAGGCTGTCGTGTTTTCAGACATCTTCGCACTCATGCGGTTGAAAAACGACCCTGCCGCTTCCGGCTCAATTGTTCCGAGCGAGGCGATCGCCGCAGAATATGCAGCAATCTGATCTACAGGGAAGTTCGCAGCGTCACCCACTGTATTCATAACGACGTTCATCACCGGGATAACGTCTTCTGCTGAAATCCGCACGTCAGTCAATTTGTCAGCAAGCTGGTTGACACTGGAAGCAACCCTAGCATTTAGCTCGACGATCGCGTTCGGATCTTTGGATACTAAATTTTTATAAATCGATCCTAATGTTACGTCTAATTGAGTTGCAACACCGCTAGAAATATCTAATGCTTGTTGATTTTTTAATATTTGTTCGACTTCTGCAATACGGGAGCCGACACCGCCCATCTCGTCACTGAATTTCTTTCCCGAACCAGCTAAATCTTCAAATATTTCGCTAACTTTAGTATCTTCTACACCTAATTTTGAGGATAGATTGAAGACCTGATTTTGCAGCAACTCACCGCCACTAGCGGTCAGATCGTTCGCCAATTTCTTGATTCCCGCCATACTCTTCTGCAATTCCATCGCAGATTCCAGAGGCTCGGAAAAGACATCGACCACTCCCTGTCCGGCACTACCGATCGCCTGCGAAAATCCCAATCGCTCCGCCGCCATCGAAGCATCGCGGTTCGCTTTTGCCATCTTCACTTTGTCGCCAGCCATCCGCTGCTGCGACTGCAAGCTCGCCTTGAATTCTCGGTCTGCTGGACTTTCGCCCGATATTTGATTTTCCAGTTCCTTGAGTTTCCTGATGTAGGCGCTGATTTCACCCGATGCTTTCTTGAACTGCGTCGTGTCCGTCATCTCACCGAAATCGATATTCCGAGACTCCGCCCGCAGAGCTCTGAATTCAGATTTCAAAGGACTCAGCGCATTCCCGATTTGCTTGACGGCACCTTGAATTTCCTTTCCTTCTCGCTGCACCGCACCGGCGTTGAGCGACTTCGCCAAGTCTTTCCCGATACTCGTGCTGGCGATCGCCTGTGCCGTTTCCTTGGTCGCTTTTTCTATTCCTTCCAACAGCTCAATCACCCGATCCATTTGCGCGAACGAGTTGCTGGAGGCAGCAAATTTAAAATTTGACTCTAAACCGTACTGGTCGGACATAAAAAAAGCGCCTGCAATGGCGCTGCCTGGTGGGGTGGGGCGAAAATTTATTTTTCACCTTCCATTCTCACTCAAGCTGAGCAAATCTGTACCTTTTGGGCGATCGCACAACTCTTCCTGATAAGTGGAAGGGGCGATCAAATCACACTGCAAAAGTAGCAACTAAAAACTCTAGAAGCGTTAGCCAGGCAGCTTTTCACCACACTGCAAAATCAAAAATAAACCACGTTACAAAAATGACGACTAAAAACGCTAGAATGCTTACCGACAAAAAGTTCTACCACGTTACAAAGATATTTTAAAAAGAACACATCCATACATCAAAGTGGAGTAGACTTAAAATGCACCACGAAGAGGAAACTTCTGGTGCGCGAGCTAACCTTCATCACAGGCTAACTAATGAGTATCATATCTCACAATTTCAAAGGCAAAGCGATCGAGCAAGCTAGTTCGGCAACACATATCAACAGCACGACGATTCCAAAGGGTTACGTGAACCTCAGTCAAATGTGCAAGGCTGGTGGTAAGCGACTGGTAGATTATCTACAAAAAGATAAGAAAAGATTATCTTTTTTCGAGAGTGTCGCGAAAATAATAGCAGCCGAAACCCATAACCCGTCAGAGGTGAGTATAATCACCTCTGACAACCACAACGTTTCAGGTGCTTGTTTAGTTTTTGGACTCGAATCAGGTTTACTTATAGAAACCAGCAATGCCATTGGTGGGAAAGGTGATATTTACGGGCATCCGCAAATCGCTATTTCCGCAGCAACATGGATCAGTTCCGAATTTGAAGCGTGGGCAGGTTATACCTTGCTACTGGTTGTACGCGGTGATTTTCAAGCACTAACGGAAGAAGCGAAGCAAGCACAAACGAAACTTGACGAGACTTGGGACAAGCTGAGGGCTACAGGGATAGTTACAAGACGAACACTGACAGATGCAATAAAGCTTTGGTACAGTCTTTACGAAGCAACAACTACCTGTCCTGAACACGTCATTTACGCGCAATGCACCAACCATATCTACCAAGCTCTCTGGGGAGTTAATGCTACAGATATTCGCGAATATTTTGGTCTTAAACCAGGGAACATCCCTCCAACACGCGACTACTTGTCAGAGCAAGCTCTTTTAGCTATTGAGAGAGCGGAAGATCGGGTAATCGAAGCAATGGAATTTGATGATGCAATACCCCACAAAAACGCAGTAGTCGTAGCTCGGATACGCCCAGCAAGAATTAGTTTTAAAGACTAAGGGCGATCGCCCACACAACCTCAACTAGAGCGAACAGCTTCCCAAACACAGGAGGCTGTTTTTTTATGTCGTTCTATAAGTAAAAACTATTTTTATTTCAAGTATTTCTGAGAATATTGTTTGTAATTAGATTGGTTGTTCTTATGTGTTCCTGAATCACCTATTGCTTTTATTATTTACATAGAGTATAATAAGTACATACAAGAGGAAAAAACCTCCTCAACACACAAAACCAGGAGTTAAGTAAATGATTTATTTCATCAATCAACTGACTGCTATCGCTTCGCTAGCTGCTAGCTTTCGCAACGCAATTACGACAGCAGTAGCAATTGTCGAATATTTGATGTCTCAGGAATCGAAAAGCCCTTGGTTCATAGAAACCGATGGAGATTACAACGATTACTGGACTGCTGATTTGGCAGTGCATCGCGTAGAACTATCTAACGGTCAAGCACTACCAGTTCTGTGTGAATCCCCAAGTCATGCTTGGGATAAGATTGAAGCTTGGTTGTTGGAACGCAACGACTACACCACATCAATCTTAAAAATAACAAGAGACGAGTGGTAAAAAGAAACCCACCAACTGATTATATTGAACAGTTGGTGGGTTTCTTTTTATTTGATTTTATGCGATTAATAAAGTAAAATCATAAATGTAGTCGTTCTAAGGTTCTGTATGTCATTTCAAGTAAGAAAACCATTAAACAGCAAAAAGAAAGTCGAAACAAAAAAAGTATTATCTGTTCCCACAGAGGATACCGAAATTGTTTTGACAGAAACTGTAGAATCACCTGAGATCGAACCGATCGCCCACTGGATCAAATTTGACGCATTAAAAGGCGTCCAAGCTGAACGCGAATTCTACACGGTTCAGTTAAAAATCAGTGAACTCTCAGGACTGTTGACTTTTTCAGAAAAGGACGTTCCACAGCCTGAGCGAATTCAGCGCGAAGTTAAAGGACCAAAAGTCAAAAAACTATCGGCTTACGTTTTGGCTAACAGAGCTTCTTACATCTTGCCCGCAGTCACTATCGTGATTGAAGGTGAATTTGATTTCTTTGAAGTTGGAGGTCGCTACGGCGAGCTATGTCTGAGAGAAGGAACAAAACTGTTTCCTTTAGATGGACAGCACCGACTGCTAGGACTTAACCTTGCCTTGCGAGAAAATCCTACGCTAGGAGACGAGTACATAACGGCTACGATTTATCGAATAGAAGGTACGATCGCCCGCCGCCAAGCTTTTCGAGATATCAATGAAGAGCAGACGAAGGTTTCAAGCGGTTTATCAAAATCGATGGATCACCGCAATCCGGGGACGCACCTCGTGTCCCACATCATCGCTCAAGATCATGACGAGCGCATTCCCGTGTTTTCGCAAGACTGCATAGAATACGGAAAACCGTCAATCACCGGGAAGAGTGAAAAAATCTTCCCGTACAAAACATTGCAAGAGGCGATCGAGCTTTCTCGCAAGCACATCAAAAACAGCCCGATAGACGATCAAAAGCGGTTGGTACGCCAGTATTGGCTTGCCATTTCCAAAGTCATGAAAGACTGGGAACAAGACCCAGTTGTCGTCAGAAGGGAAACGATCGCCACGCACTCAATTACAGTCAAGGCGATCGGCAAACTAGGGAGTGCGTTCATGCCCACAACGGAACCGTTAGGCGAAGGCAAAATTGCAATTCTGCAAGGTCTGTCCCTAATCGACTGGTCGAAAGCTAATGCTGATTGGCTGGCGATCGGCGTACTCACCCCTCAAGGGAAAGTAATAACTTCCAACGCTGACGAGCGCATCTTTGATTACCTCGTCGAGAAGCTGGAGTTGCTAGTCACTAAGCCTAAGACTAAATAAAAAAAAGCCCCGCAGGGTATTGATCCTGCGGGGCTTTTTGTTTGTACGTGTTATTTGTCAAGTTTGGCGATCGTTTCGATGGCAATCCATTTAATACCTTTGAAGATGTTCTTAATCCATCTCGGAACAAGAACCCCCAATAGGCTCCAGAAAAAACACCAAAATATAATTATAAAAAAATTTTGCGTCTCGACATCTGGCTCGTTTAATATCATTCCAAACTTGACTATCCAAGTCAGAAATCCTATCGCGAACTCGGTACGTGAACACCAATTTAACCCTTCTAGCAATTCAAACGTAGACTTCTTAGTTGCTGTCATGATTTGATTTAGATAACTCTACTCTTTTATTATACCAGAAAATTAAATATGTTTAGACATTAAAAAACCCAGAGATAGTCTTACCTCTGGGTTTTTTAATTTTAGAATCTAGTTACGCCTCCAACAACGAAAGGATCGTTTATTTTTTGTGGAGGGACATCACTTAAGTCCTCATTACATTCCGAACAAGGAAGCGAAGGTGCTTCGATCGCGGGAATATAAAAAGATTCATCCGTTATAGACCCGCACTCGAAACACGAGTACATCGGAGAGCTTGTCAGTTCTACGTCAAAACGTTCGCAGCACGGGCATCCAACAAAGACAATTTCGTCTTCGGTTTCTTGCAGATATTTGAAGTCTTCTTCGTCGCAGATATCGTCTACGAAAAAAGTGGACTCGCAGGCACCGCAGCGCCACATTGACTCATCCTCTTCTAGGATTGCGTCACAGGGACAAGCTTTGCAGTTTTTGACCTCTACAGGTCTTTCGCATTCACAGCACTCTAAATAGTGTGCGGTCGTGAATTCTTTTTTCTCGCAGTTCATACAGACTGGCTCCGAAATCGGAAGACCAACTGTAGACTTGTTCAACGTGTGGCACGTCGGATTTGTACAGCGATAGTCAACGCCGTGTAAAGCGAGTTCGCGGTAATCTTCACAGAAACCGCAGTAGCCCCGCAATCTTTTGATTTGCGGCTGCAAAATTGAGTCGTCGTGAACAACTCCGCAGTCGCATTCGACAAGCTCAGGTCGTTCCCAACCTTTACCCGTCCAGCGATCGCTGAGAATCTTGACTACTGGTTTCGCAGTAGTCGAGGCTGGCTTGCTTTCTGGAAGTATTGACCACCCTTGAGCGATCAACCAGTCGCAGACGCCCGGAGGTGTTTGCAAACCTGCTTTTTTTCGTCCGGCAATGAGATAAGAATTTTTATCAAACTCTAGATACGCTACATTTCGGACATCTTTGCCGCTGTTAAAGAAATCTTCAGCTTCGTCTTCTGCGACCAATTTAGGTAGCATGAATCGAACCTGACTGGTTCCTTTCTTAACAGTCTTGAGTACGTCCAACAGCAACTTGCTGTTGGTAATAATTAATGCAGGCGGTACTTTTAAGGTGTTTTTCACCCATGAAGTGCCAACACTGCTTCCTTCAAAACATTCGATCGCCAACCGATCTTCAACTGTGTACAACCACAGCCAAACATCTTTGCCGAGCTTATTCAAGCGAGTTTTTAGCTCGCTAGCATTGACCACCAAAGTTGTGTGGCCACTCTTATTTCCCCATTTTTGAAAATCAGGGAACCATGACATCAGGGGGCGAGATGCGAATATTTCGACAGTATCGTCAAGAGTTATCTTGACGAAATTTTGATAGACCTCCCAATTGGCAACCTGAAAAGCAAACTTTCCGATCGCCGCACCCAGCTCAGAACTGACAACGAGGTCAATATCTTTATCGAGTGTTTTTTGGGTGTACACATATTTTTGAAATATGCGATTTCCGTCTGTAGCAGAGACTAGAATCTCGTCTTCTTTACAAGACAAGAATAAGTTATCTAGCTGCGGATTAGACACCCTTTGTAATATTTTTGTGGCATCAGTCAAAATCGAAGCGATTTCTCTGCCTGTAGCAAAGGAAACTACTTTTTCTTCGGTAACGTCGTAATCACGCTTGTGTAAATATACACAATCGTTTAACTCGTATCGCATAGAATAAAGCGATTCTTCGGCCTTAGCTCGTGGCTTCAATTTTTCACCGTATCCACCAGTAATAATCAACCCTGGTGGAACAAATTCCAACTTAACCTCTTCCAATAAAATAGGAAGATTTCTCACTATCCTGCTGAATAAATCTATTGGTAAAACAACGGATTTGTCGGCAATCTGAGATCTATTTTTAATAGTCCGAGATTCAATATCAACACTTATTTGACCATCCATCCCAAACAAAACCTGGCATGATAACTGCCCGCCTTTTGAAAGAGTTAACTTTACAAACGGGTTGTTACGATCGCCTATTTTGACAATTTGAGCAATTTTTTCTTTGAAGTGTTTCAAATTAATAAAAGTCATGATTGAACCTTGAAAGACTACTTCATTATTATACTATATATAATGTATTTATAGTATAATAATGAAGTAGTCTTTCTCAATGTAAATATGAAAACTCAAAAGTTAGCCAACGCAATAGCAAGCTTAGGAACCAATCTAGTCACCATTGACTGGGGTTGGAATTCAGTAGTTATTAGCGGTAAGAAACTAGCAGAGAAAGGTGAGTATACAATCGCCTTACCTGCGATCGGGGCAACCCAAACACAGGTGTTTCAGATTACCGTGAATTTCCACGAGATACTGGCAGCACTAGAAAAACTAAATCCTTCCAACTGTCCTTACTCGGAGGTAAAACTCCAAGTGATAGAAAAGAAAGAAAATGTTCAAAACGCACCAGTTCAGTTTTTGCAAATAGAGGAAAACCTCAGCGAAGATGACAGTGATGTAGAAGACGACGAATACAGCGGAAACTATGCCCGCGAATTTTACGAGATCAGAGCGATCGTGACTCAATTAGAACAATTCAAAGTGTTCTATCTCGATCGCCAGCAGTTACAAAGACTGGTTCAAAAAGACTGCCTTGAACAAGACGGATACGTGTTAAAAGCGACAAAAAAAATCGCAGAGGTAACAACCAAAGTTACGAAAAAACACGGCACTGTTAAAGTGCTCAATATCCCTCAAGGAGATATTGAGTTAGCTTTATCCAAGGACTGGGAACTCTCGGTCTGCTTAATGGAGGGCGATCTCCTGCGTATCGTTCATCGAAACGGAGAATTGATAGCTTTTGACAAGAAAGTTCAAACTTCAATTCCTACGATCGCAACGATTAATTTCACTTCAGAAGAATGGAAAAAAATGAGATTTGCGACCAAAGTGGTTGCGAGTCTGCCTTGCAGATCGCAATCAGACCATGTCTTAACAGGCATCGAAGTCCATACCGGGTCTTATACCCGAATCAAAGGGTTTTCTGGGATTAGCGTTTATAGCGCTGAACTTGGAAGATCCGACAAGCCAGGAAGGTTCCTGGTTCCGCAAAGCGGAATCGATGAATTTTGTCGAATCCAATCAGATGACGACAAAGTAGTTTCTTTGTATTTCAAGGAAAACGGGGAATTTGTATTGACATCAGAAAGCGCCGCACTGCGCGGTGAATTGATGGATGTCAACGAGTATCCTAGCGATTGGCACGAACTGCCAATCAGTCGGGAAGTCCCCGCAGAATTCAATCGAGACGAATTCATAAAAGCCTTGTCAGAAACGACACGGTGGCTGAATTGGAGAAATCCAACTGACAACTACTGTCGAATCTGGTGGGAAGACAATGCCTTGACTTTTCAAGGTATCGACGGATTGGTTAAGCTGACCCCAAAAAACAAGGGTTACGACACCACACCGCATAAATGCTACGTGAGCGCCGTCGCACTCGCAGAGATTATCGAGCATCTCGATTCGAGATTTCGGATCGCCCTGCCGACAAGTGACACAGAAATGTGTCGCATCAGCGACGACAAAACCGAAGCTGGAATATGCGTTCTCTATGAACCGCACTTTATCAGCTTCAGAAAAGAACAACAGGCACTACCGGACGCCCTCGTTCAGGAAGTGCTTGACACAAACGGTGCTTTCGAGTGCCGAGCGATCGAAGTTAATCCGATCGCCCAAGCCGAACCGATCCCCGAACCAGGGGCGATCGAGGAGGAAGCTGAGGAACTACTCGAACAAGTCGCAGAGTTTGTGCGATCGCACAGATCACACGAAACTTACAGCCTGTTTCCAGTGGATATGTGCCCAATTGCGGCGACAGTCCGCACAGCATATCGATTGGCAACACCAGAAGGTTTTGCTGAAATCAAGAAACAATATAAATCAAGCCAGAGATTTGCAGATTTCGCCTATGGCGTAATCGATATAATCAAACAGCTCGATAAGTCTTCCGATAGTGTTCAAGAATTGCTATCTCAGGAAGAGATTGCAAAAGCAGGCATGGAGAACCTGCGTATCCAATGGCAGATAAGCCTCAATCGAGAATATGCCAGAGGGTACAACGCAGCATTAAGAGATGTAAGCCACGAAGCAAAGCTTCAAGGCATTGAAGGCATCGAAGAAATTTGCGAAAAACTCCGATCCGAATTGCCGGATGATTTGCCTAAGCTGGGCGATCGTTTAACAGTTTGGGTCGGCAGAATGTTAACAGAAGAACAGAAGCTTGCTCCGATCACGCAAGTCGAATTTAGACCCCAATAAGAAAAAGCCCCGTTACTGAATCCAGTGACGGGGCTTTTTTATTTAGAATTTGGCGGGCGATCGGGTTAAAAATGTCCCGCGAGATTATGCGCGGGGTATTCGTAGATTTCAATTAATCTCTAAAATCAAATTTTGCAGGACGTATTCGAGCAATAGCAACTGCGTTCTCATGAGGGATGGCATTGTCATAGTCAATCGCTTCAATTACTCGATCTTCCGCTTTCTCGATCGCCATTAATGCGCGTTCCGACAAACAATCACGAGTTCTCTGGCTGTCACGAACCAATCCAAAATAGTTCCGAATATCCAGGGCGTCAACATTCCACAATGCTTGATAAATTTGATTCGTACAAATTGCATAAATAGAATGCTCAGATTGATTAGCTGTAGAGCCGTGTTGGTAATACCAACTCTGAATTGCATCAGTCAAGCTACGACGTGTTACAACTCCGGCAGCTCTAACTTTTTTCCAAATCTTTTCTAGTTCGAGCTGCGCTTGTTTAGCTTCCGCTGTCAAACCACTGAACTCACCACTAATAATAAGTCGCAAAACATGATTAGCCCATACAGCGAAATCGGCACTAACCCACTGGGCAGCGTGTATCGCTATCTCCATATGACAGTAAATGTCACCATCACCACCACTCGCATCCTTAACTTGTATAAGCAAACCTGATTCAAGCCCTATTCGCAGCGACTCACTCAAAACCCTGTCACAGTACGACGCTCGGAAGTGAGCGCCGTACTGTATATACGTTTCAGAGATTGGGCTTCTGGACAAGGCTATAAGATAATTTAATGTTCCATCAAGCCTCCAGTAGTTTTTGAGCGTTTTCTTTCCAGCTCGCGATATCTGACTAAGGTTTACATATCCTTTTGGGACGACAAGTTCACCAACGTTTGTGTCTGAACTTGTTTGCTCTATTGTTTCACCGTTGAAATTGTGAGGTATTATGGACATTGTGCTTTCCTGTGAGTTAGGTTGTACTGCCGATGGGTACGCTAGCGTGAACTAGCCCCGCGATCGGCACAATATTAGTTTAACTCTTTATTCCTGCAATACATAAAACCGTTACCAAAATTAATTAGTAATGGTTTTATTGTAAGAAGTTGCAGACGATCGCCAGTTAATTTTATTTGAACTCTATTGCAAATATTGATAATATATATGCGTAGTCTATAGATCGATCCAATGAACGACAATACAGAATTCTTGAACTCACTAAAAGTAGGGTCTAAAGTGGCTGTCCACGAGGGATATATAGAGGACGACGCCTTGACGGAAGTTGTGGCGATCGGGACAAAACATATCAAAGTGTTACGCTACCCTGGGGTCAAATTCGATCGCCAGACAGGGCGGCAAATTCCGCGAGATAGAGGAGGTAGAACTTATCGTTATCTGTTCTCGCCCGCAGAATGGCAAGCGCAAGCAAATAATGAAAGCTATCAACAGAGGCTTTCTGATTTGCTGAGAAATTTCACCATAGACTCTGAGAAATTTAGAAAATGCCATATTGCCCTTGAGAGAATATTGAGTGAGTGATAGGTAGCGGGCGATCACACGAAAAAGCCCAGGCAATAACGCCTGGGCTTTTTCATTGGAGTAACCCTTGCTTCAGTTCTGAGGTGCTATTTCAACTAGCTGGGGATTGCTCTTAGTTTTGCCTGCAACCGTCGCGTAGTAATACGAGTCCGCAGGCAAACGTAAAGACTCTAATTCTTCTCTGTTGTCTGCAAGCGCTTCGAGATACTCCTCGAAGGTCATCCCAAACAGCTTGCGCTTTGTTTCTGGTGTTAGCTGCTTATTCATGTCAAACGCATCTCGAAAACGAGAGCCGAAATCTTCTCAAGGAAATGGCGATCGCCTCTAAATGTCGCGATCTGTGTAATTCCCATACTACAACATGAAGTTTAAAAGTTCCGCAGTGTTCCCAGATGAAATTCATTTGTATCGTGCGATCGGTTAAAGCACTAAGTTTGACGAGACTGCATATCGATCTCGTCTCAGTCGATTTCCACTATCTCGTTCAGCGCCAATGTGGTAAAGTAGGCGTGTAGTTTCTCCGAGCCAAACCAGTGACTAATGAGTATGTCTATATTGACGAAAACGGGGTCGAATACAAATGCAAAAACCAAGCAGAGCACGATCGCCTGTGGAGAGACAGGTATCTAAGCGCTGCCGGATTAACTTACCAGTCTTTGGTAGAAACTAAAGGTAAAATCGTTACCGTACAAATCCACCCAGGAGAATACGGCGACGATAACAACGACGCCAACAACAAAATAGAAGTAGAGGCTGTCTTCCTGTCGTTGTTAGTGAAAGACGTGATTGTCGCGCTAGAGGACAAGGGATTCCAGCTAGAAATAGAGTTTAAATTTGAGGATTTTAAAATTCCAATAAACGCCTATCGGAGCAATCCCGTAGAGAAAGTAGACTCGCTAAACGTGCGGTGGGTCGGCTGTAGTATCTATAACGACGACGTTTGGGAATCTCGAAACCTTGATGACGACAAACCAGGTAAGGGTATAAATTGCCAACCAATGTTCCAAGCGTTCTGTACGTCAGAAGGGGAGTTCAATCCCTGGACCTCAGACAATTATCGCATAAATCTTTCAATCGTCTTACCGAACGGACAGGTGATCGGTGATTTAGATCCTGAAGAGGTAGAATAAGAAAAACCCGGACAACCTTTAACAGATTGTCCGGGTTTTTTCTTGTCTATCTATTTCGTGATCGCCTCAACAGCCTTTCGGAAAGCAGTTGCTTCGACCAACAGCGGATGTAATCGATACCACTTGCGATCGCCGTCTTCGTATTTTAGGATGCTCCACTTCGGTAAAGCTTGATATTCGGGCAGAACATCGTAATCTCCGTGCGGGTCGATGTGCACTCTAGCAAGTAAGCACCACTTGTTGGAGTCTATCGAATTACTCATGGTGCAACGTAAATTTCCGCGAGCTTTACCGATCGCCCGCCGACTCACGGGCAGTGTTTCGCTAAACTGAAACGAATCGTGAAGCATCGTGAAAAGAGTCTCGTTGTTGCCACCTGAACTAACGATCAAAGACATTAGCAGGCTGTTGTCCTCAAAAATTCTTAACAAACAGTCAGACACGCAAGAGGAGATCGCTTCGTCGATCAAGTCTTCCATCTTCCGAACCAAAGCCTCGTCAAGTCGATCGCTAGCATCCACAATCGGAAGATTTGGTCCGTCTTCAAGACTGTGGCGATCGAATAAAGACATTAAATCTGACAAGATTTTCTCATCACGATCATCAATAGGCATATATTCTTCCTTGAAACAACAAGACAATTGTAGTATATAAATTTGACTGTATCAATACAATTCTGTATTATAAGACAATAAATTGAATTGAGGCATACGCAATGAAATTCAAAGATTTGCCAGTCGGGAATTACTTCACTTTTGTCCGCAAAGACAACGACGGCGCTGTAGTGCTTCAGAAGCTTGGGCAGTTTAAATTTAGATACGCTAACGGCACGGGTATTACTCCGTACTGCAGAAACGAAACGGTCGAAGACTTAGGAGGGGAATACAAAAAGCCCGAATTCGTTAAATTCAATAAATTGGAAGTTGGGAATTACTTTGTTTTTCGCGAACGCAGGACTATCTACCAAAAAGAGTCAAAATATTATATCCGACAGTTCGGAATAGACGACTCGACCTACTACAACAAAAACGAAGACGTACAAAACCTCAGCAAAGATTCCGATTGACTCGTTATACTCATGCAACTCCAAAGTCAATTAAATAAATAAGAAAAGGCACATCTAACTAAATTAATTAGATGTGCCTTTTCTTATCCAAACAAAGATAACTGAGTAGGATAACACGGAGAATCGATCGCCCGCGTAATAAAAGCTTGTCCGTCGTACACTGCGAAAAGCTCGCTGCGATGTACGGGTTCGCTCGTAGCTGCAACCACGAAAGAGGTATGCTCTTTGTAGTTGTAGCGAATCTCGATCGCCCCTGGAATCGATTCCAAGTCGAAGTCCTGAGCGATCAAATAGCCGATCGCCCAGGCGTGAACGGTTCGCTGACCGTTTTCCCCTGTAGCGAGCGATCGCGCCCTCGTACTTTGGGATACGTAGAATTTTACATCCCGAAGGATGGCTCGATCCACGTAACCGACGACCTTCTTTTTGACTTCTCCGTCGATTTCAACATCACATTGAATCGAGAACCTTCCCTCATGTTGATGATGGAGATTTCGATAAAGATGTACTCGCTGACCGACGTACTTCTCAAATTCAAAATCTAAAATATTAGACATAGTAAAACCGCCCCGTGTAGGGGCGGTAAGAAAGTATATTGTAAGAACACAGCAGGCTTTCACTGCTTTCTCTTATTATACCTTATCTATAGAATAATGAGCAACTACGATATCAGTCCCGACGATTTCTTGTACCTTTCAGAAGAACTCGGTCACAAAATCGAACTGTGTACGCCGACACAGACTCAACTCGCTGTGCCCGAACTCGGATTTCCTAAAGGCGTCAGCTACGCAAAAAGAAGACTGCGCGGACACGTTATCGAACAAAAAATAGCAATCCCGACCGACACCGGGTTTGTACGGGCGATCGCCTCCAATCAGATCGCCTGCGTCTCAAGTAAAGATTTCAAACTGAGCGATCTAACGCCAAACGTGCGGATTGCTTTTAACGGAGAGCTATTTCAAGTCGAGCATAAAAAAGAATACACGCATCGCGGCCACAGCTTGTACCACGAATTAAAGCTGATAAGCGCTTCTACGGCGATCGGGGACACAGTGGAACAGCCAGACGAAAATCTAGAATACATCGCGCCAGCGTCACCGCAAATTAGTGTTATTTC